AAAACCGACATCGCGTCGAAGCACAAAAACGCCCCTGCTCGTAAGAGCGGCGGCAAGGTGTACAAGTCCTACAAAGACATGGACGCTGGTGCAGGATCCGGTGAGGGCCGTCTCGAAAAGACTGAGATCGAGGCGCGCAAAATGGCTCGTAGGGCGTAATTAACCCTGCGATGGGCGAGGCGTTTCTTTGCAGCCCCTTTAGAACGCCTCGCCCTACTAAGCGTATGAGTTAAAGGGCTGAAAAGGGGCTACAGATGCAAACTATGTACCATCTCTTCGCCAAGGAGCTTGATAAGCTGCTTCAAGAGGAGATCAACAGGCTGACGGAGATACTCTCTGTTGGTCATGCGCCATCGTTTGACGAGTACAAATTCATGGCGGGGCAGGTTGTGGCGCTGAAAAAAGCCCAAGAGTACATGTTGGACGCATCTTCAAACATAGAAAGGGACTGACTACTATGCCTCACGTTGAGATGGAGCACGCAGAGGATCCGAAACAGGCCATTCTGGACGCCATTGGCGACGTCTCCGGTATGGAGCTTTTCAACAATCAGATACTTCTGGCCGTTTACATCCGGCCCGAAAAGACCAAGAGTGGCATCATTTTGTCTCATCAAACCACGGATGAGGACAAATACCAGTCGAAGGTGGGACTCCTTGTAAAGAAGGGTCCGAATGCTTTTATAGATCCGGAGGGTGAGTGGTTCAAGAACGTTGACTTCAACGTCGGAGATTGGCTCGTGCACCGCTCCTCGGATGGGTGGAGCATGGAAGTGAATAGAGTGCTATGTCGAGTGCTGTCGGACACGCAGGTCAAGGCGCGCATCGATAGTCCGGACCGCGTGTACTGATGGAGAAGAACATGGCAGACGAAGAAGATCACGTCGACGTGAACATCGAGGATGCTCCGAAGACTGAAGAAAAAGTCAAAGACGAACTCGAAGTAGAGGTCGTAGACGTCAAAAAGGCCGACGAGGAAAAAACGCCGGTCATTGAGCCCCAAGAGGGCATCAACGAGCTTAAGAAAAAGCTCGAAAATGAGAAGAGAGCCCGAGAAGACGCTGAGAGGCGCGCTCACGAGGCTAGACAGGTGGCTGAAAAGGCCAAGTTTGAGACTAAAGACGCCAATTACAACATGGTGGTCAACGCGATTGAGACGGTGAAGGGTCGAGGAGAGGCTCTGAAAACGGCTTACGCGGAGGCGATGAACGTTGGCGACTTTACGAAGGCCGCTGAAATTCAGGAAGCCGTCGCCGTTAATTCTAGCCAACTTGCCGACCTCAAAAGAGGCGAGAAGGCGATGAAAGAGCAACTCGAAGAGGCTAAAGAGGCCGCCAAAGTGCGCCCTGTTGATCCTCCGAGAGGCGACGCGATTGAACAAATCGCTTCTCAGGTGTCTCAGAGATCTGCTGATTGGATTCGCGCCAACCGAGAAATACTCCCGGACGAGCGAGCCATTCGCAGAATGTTCAGAGCGCACGAGGACGCCATTGACGAGGGCGTTGCGCCGGATTCGGACGACTATTTTCGCTTTATTGAGGGTCGCCTCGGCAAGCGTCAGGAACCCGTTCGCCCTCCAGAGGCACCTTTGAGTGAAGCGGCCGCGCCGAAAAAATCCGTTCCGCCGCCTGCGGCTCCGGTGACGCGCTCTACGCCCCGTCAGGGCGTGGTGAGACTCACCAGAGAGCAAGCAGACACCGCCCGTATGCTCGGCATGACCGAGGCTGAATATGCCAAAAACATGGTCGCGCTGCAGCGCGAGGGCAAAATTGGACATTGATGGAGATTTAAATGAAACCTACTACTGAAATGAGAAAGCCGATGCGCGAAGAAATCGACGACGCAAAGGCTCGCGCCGCCAAACGCGCTGCTGAACTGCGGTCGCACGTTGGTGACTTGGATGAGGGCAGCGACGAGTTCTACGTGGACACCAGCATCATCCCCGATGGTTGGACGTACGAGTGGAAACGCCACACGGTTTATGGCCAAGAGGATCCGTCATACCAAGTGGCGCTTGCTCGCGCCGGTTGGACGGCCGTGCCAGCGTCTCGTCATCCCGAAATGATGCCGCTTGGATCGGCGCACGAAATCATTCTTCGCAAGGGTCTCATCCTTATGGAGTGCCCGACTGAAATCGTGATGGAGCGCCACGCTCTTGACCTGCGCAACGCGCGCAATCAGGTGCGTTACAAAGAGCAACAGCTCGCCGGCACGCCGGATGGTACGATGACTCGCGACCACGCACAGGCTCGTCCCAAAATCAACAAGTCGTTCGAGGCGATGCCCGTTCCGGACAAGTGACGGCAACTCTACTCCTTGGCGTCACTTGGTGGCCCGTCTCCATACAATGATTGGGGGCGGGCCATTAACTTATTGCAACAGACTTCCATTCGTGTTATTGTGCATTCTGTCCTCCCCGGTGTGAGGGCGTAATCTTTCCGGCTAACATATCGCCCCGGTGCGCGATGATGAGCCTCCTGACAAGGAGAACCCGTCATGGCGAACACGAATGCGCCTTACGGATTTCGTCAGTGGAGCGGCACGGGCTCGGCTCCGACCTACGAGCAGGTCGCGGTCCAGATCGTTTACAACGCCTCCGCTATTTACTACGGTGACCCGGTAACCCCGGATTCCAGCGGTTATGTCGTTCGTTCCTCCAGCTCTGGCGGTTCGACGGACACGCAAATCGCCGGCATCTTCGTTGGTTGCCAGTACCTCTCGACTTCGCAGAAGCGCGTTGTCTGGTCAAACTATTGGCCGGGTTCGGACGTCGCCTCGGGCAACGTCGTTACGGGTTACATCATCAACGACCCGAACGCCAAGTTCATCGCTCAGACCGATGGCACGGGCGCGGCTCAGACGAACGTGAACAACACGGTCGGCTTCACGATTGGCTCCGGCAACACTGCCAACGGCCTGTCGGGCGCGTTTGTGAACATTGCTACGGCTGGCACGGACAACACGCAGCCCTTCAAGATCGTGTCGCTTTACGACGCCCCTCCGGGTGCGCCGGGCACGCTCTCGAATGGTCAGGCGTATGACTATGTCATCGTCGCCTTCAACAACGTCAGCACCAAACAGCTGACGGGCATTTAAGGAGTAAGGACCAATGGCCGTTAATCTTTCCGCCATTAAAGACCTTCTCCTTCCCGGTCTCCGGGGCGTTGAAGGTAAATACGAGCAGATCCCGTCGCAGTACGACAAGATCTTCACGAAGCACGACTCGAAAATGGCTCTGGAGCGCACCGCTGAGATGCGTTACCTTGGCCTTGCCCAGCTTAAGACCGAAGGCGGCCAGACCGCGTTCGACAACTCGGCCGGCGAGCGTTACGTCTACAATCAGGAGCACGTCGAAATTGCTCTTGGTTACGCGATCACCCGCAAAGCGGTTGACGACAACCTGTACAAGACTCAGTTCATGCCGTCTAACCTCGGCCTGATCGAGTCGTTCCAGCAGACCAAGGAAATCTACGGCGCGAACGTGCTCAACACGGCCACGACGTACAACGCTTCGGTTGGCGGCGACGGCAAGGCTCTTATCGCCACAGATCACCCGATCGATGGCGGTACGGTTTCTAACCGTCCGGCGGTTGACGTCGATCTCAATGAAGCTTCGCTGCTGAATGGCATGATCTCCATTCGTACGAACTTCAAGGATCAGGCGGGCCTGAAGGTCTTCGCTCGCGGCCGCCGTCTGGTGGTTCCGCCGCAGCTGGAGCCGACGGCGATTCGTCTTACGAAGACCGAACTGCGTCCCGGCACGGCCGACAACGACGTCAATGCGATCATGATGACTGCCGGCGGTCTGCCGGAAGGCTACATGACCAACGACTTCTTGACCTCGGCTCGTGCTTGGTTCCTGCTCACGAACATCGACGGTCTCTCCTACATGGAGCGCGTCAAGTTCGAGACGGACATGCAGGTCGATTTCGTCACGGACAACCTGCTGGTCAAGGGTTACGAGCGTTATTCGTTCGGCTACTACAACTGGCGTTCGATCTACGGATCGTTCCCGACCTAATGAATGGGGGCTTCGGCCCCCATTTTTCTTGGCGATTAGTCACGTAGACCGGCCAAGCGGACGCTGCACAGACGACGTGACGAAACCTTGTGCAGGAGGATCATATGGGTATGACGACTTTTACTGGCCCGATTACGGCCGGTAACATCCTAGACACCACGGGTACGACTGTTGGCACGGACATCGCCAATGTCGGTTATGTGGTCATGTCGCAGTCTGCTACGGTCAATCAGGCCACCAACGTGGCGGTTGCCGGCGTTTACAAGACCAACATCGTGATTCCGGCTGGCAGCCAGATTCTTTCTGTGTCGGTTTTTAAAACGACGGCTTGGAGCGGCGTGGCTCAGACGATCAACGTTGGCACCAACACGACCGCCACTCAGTTGGCTGTCGCCGCTGATAACAACCTCAGCACCACGCTTGGCGTTACGTCCATCATCCCCGGTGATGACGCTACGCGCACAGGCAATTGGATCGATGTTGGCACGTCTGACGTTCAGATCTACACCAAATCCACCAACACTGGCACCGGCGTCGGCACGATTGTCGTGACCTACGCTCAGGCCCGTGACCTGACGGCTTAATAGGAGGCTCACATGGGAGCTTATACTCGTACTGTTTCGAACAAGAAAGAGGGCGCTCGCGCTACGTCTGAAAAGTCGGGCACGGAGAAAGACGCTTTCAAAACGGAAGAGTCTTTCAAGAAGGGCGGCAGTTGCATGAAAAAGGGCGGCAAGGTGATGTCGAAGGCGGCCGCTGGCCGTAAGCCTCGCGCGACCGGTGGCGGCGTCTTTTCGTCGGCTAAGGCGGGCACGCCGCGTGGCGCTTCTCCGAAACCTTACTAAGAATATCTCCATCTTCTTAGTCTAGGGACTGCGAGGGGGTTTCGATCCCCTCGCTACGATAGGAGGACGCGGTGGCTAAATCGCCTGCTTGGACCAGAAAAGAAGGCCAAAATCCTGAAGGCGGCCTAAACGCCAAAGGTAGAGCCTCGGCCAAGCGCGAAGGTCACAACCTCAAGCCGCCCGTGTCGAAAGAGCAGGCGGCTAAAAGTGACATGGCGGCCGCTCGTCGTCGCAGCTTTTGCGCCCGAATGAAAGGGCAAAAAGCAAAGATGACTGGCTCTAAGACCGCTTCCGATCCAAATAGTCGGATCAACAAGTCTCTAAGAAAGTGGGATTGCTGACATGCAGGCTATTACGGTTTCCATTGCTCTAGCCACGGCCGATGACAATGGCATCTGTCTGTCGCAGAAGCCCGCCGC